CGGGTATGGTAATCTTCCTAACGGTAATTTTTCACCAGTCATTTACTCCAAACAGGTGCAACTTGCTTTCCGCAAGGCCGCTGTTTGTGAGGCAATCACTAACTCCGATTACTTCGGTGAGATTGCAAACATGGGTGATTCCGTTAAGATTATCAAGGAACCCGAAATCACTGTTAAGGCTTACGCACGTGGCACGACTGTCACTCCGCAAGACCTTGATGACGAAGACTTCAGCCTGACGATTGACAAAGCTAACTACTTTGCTTTCAAGGTTGACGACATTGAAGAGGCACACTCACACGTAAACTTCCAGTCATTGGCAAGTGATCGTGCTGCGTATCGCCTTGCTGACCAGTTTGACCAAGACGTTCTTGGCTACTTGTCAGGCTACACACAATCTGCAATTCATTCAGTTGCTGATACCGCTAATACAACTGTTAACGGTACAAAGGCTGTTTCAACTGCAGGTTCTGATGAACTGCTTGCAAGCATGAAGCTGGACGCTTCTGACTTTGGCGGTTCAGCCAATGAGTCAATTGGTATTCAGGCACGTGCTGGTGGCGCGACTTCTGCAACTGTTGGTTCAGGTAATGCCAACGCACTGCAGATTGTTGCTCGTATGGCACGTAAACTGGACCAGCAGAATGTTGATAGCCAAGGCCGCTGGCTGGTTATTGACCCTGTATTCAAAGAAATCTTGATGGACGAAGATTCACGTCTTCTGAACTCTGATTTCGGTGGTGCAGGTCTGCAGAATGGCCTCATCCTGAATAACCTGCATGGTTTCCGTGTTTATGTGTCTAACAACCTGCCTTCAATTGGAACTGGTTCATCAACAACTGGTGGTACTAACGCTTCTAACTACGGCGTAATGGTTGGTGGTCACGATTCTGCTGTTGCAACTGCAGAGCAGATTAACAAGACCGAAACCTACCGTGACCCTGACAGCTTCGCTGACATTGTTCGTGGTATGCATCTGTATGGTCGCAAGATTCTTCGCCCTGAAGGTCTTGTCAACGCCATCTACAACTTGGTATAAGGGAGGACTAGATTATGCCTACAGTAACTACACTCTCTTCTGCCGCACGTGGTGCTGGCGCACGTGGCCGTCAGCCGTACATGGTACAGCATGAAATTGATATTGCTGCTGCAGTAACCGCTAAAGGTTCTGCACTGGCTGCTGGCGACATTATTGAAGCCATTTCAGTTCCTGCTGAAACCATGATTATGGCTGCTGGTATTGAAATCATGACTGCTGCTACAGCTACTGCCGCTACTGTACACCTTGGTGTAACTGGTGGTGACGTAGATAACTGGGCAGTTGATTTTGATATCACTGGTGCTGCTGGTACTTACAGCACTGTGCCTGAAGGCGATGCTAACCCTGTAATGGTTACTTCTGCTGATACTCTTGACGTTGAACTTAACGCTGTCACTTCGCTGACCGCTGGTAAGATTCGCGTTTGGGCGTTGATGCTTAATGTATCCGATATGGGTAGCATGGGTGCTGACGAAGTAGACCGCGACACACTCGCCTAAATAACGTATTGGGGCAGCTTTCGGGTTGCCCCTTTACATCTTTTGATTTTCTTGGAGAGAAACTATGGCAATTACAACTGCTATGTGTACCAGTTTTAAATCCGAACTGATGGGCGGCACTCACGACCTTGATACGGATGTGCTTAAACTGGCACTGATTAAAGACACCCCTACTGGTACATATGATGCCACAACTACGAATTACTCTGATGTAACTGGTAACTCTGACGAGGCTACGGGTACTAACTATACTACTGGCGGTCAAGCACTTGATGGCGCAACAATTGCGACAAGTGGTACGACTGCTTATCTTGACTTTACTGATGAAGTATTTGCTGATGTAACTGTATCAGCAGATGGTTGTATCATTTATAACTCGTCAAAATCCAATCGTGCAATTGCTGTCATTGACTTTGGTGGCACTGTTGCTGCTACTGCTGGTGACTTGACTATTGAATTTCCAACGGCTGACGCATCCAACGCAATCATTCGTATTGCATAAGGAGTAGAACATGGCGTTCTACGATTCCTCTGATGCACTTTATGGAACTGGTGTTTATGGCTCCCCGCTATACGGAGTTGTAACACCTAATGTTGCATTAACAGGAGTCAGCGCAACAGTAACAGTAGCATCTGTTGCAGTTACTGGTTTTGAGATTGACATCTCTGAAGTTCTTGATAGCGTATCTGCTACTACTTCTGTAGGCACACTACAAGTAAATATTTCTGAAAGTATTTCTAGTGTAAGTGCTACTGTTTCCATCGGTACACTGGAAGCAAAAACTACAGAGGCTATTGATAGCGTATCGGCTACTGCTTCACTAGGTTCAATCCAAGTAAATGTTACTGAAGTTATTAGTGGCGTACAAGGTACATTTGCAGTCAACGATAATTGGAACATTCGGTCTGTTAAGACTGTTCCTGTATCTGGTGTTGTTGGAACTACTGCAGTAAACGATACGTTTAACTTTGTAGTCACAATCGGTCCTATTGCAAGTGTAAGTGCTACAGCGGTACTTGGGTCACTACAAGAGATAACAACTAGCGAAGCACTTGATAGTGTATCAGCTACAATTTCAATTGGAACGATTACAGCAACAGGCGTACAGTTTGACTTTGAGGCAGTCAAGACACTATACGACAGACGTAGAACAGCCTATGTAGAAAAACAACTGCCTCGTATTGTATATGTTGCAAGACAATCTACTGCCGCTGAAAGACGTGCGGCTGCGTAGGAGAACCAAATGTCATTTCGTTGGCCTGTAAAAGACCCTGATGAATCGCTAGACTACAGCATGGACTGGTCACGTTTTCTTGACACTGCTACCATTTCGTCTGTAACATGGTTTGTAAAAACGCCAGAGATTGGCAAGACGCAGATTGATGCTGGTGAAACATTGACTACTGCTTCTGGTAACACAGTTACTGATAGCATTCAGAATATTTCACAAACAAATACAAACACTGTAGCCACAATTAATCTTGGTGGCGGTGTGCTAAATAGAGAATACTCATTCATTTGTCAGATTGTAGACAGCACAGGTAGCACTGCTGAACGCACTGTTAAACTTAACATAAGGCAGAAGTAATGGCATACAATTATCTTGGACTTGTAAATGAAGTAAATAGACGGTTGAATGAAACTGAACTTACGTCATCTAACTTTGCCAGTGCTTCAGGTTTTTATGCACACGCAAAAGATGCTATCAATGCTTCACTCCGTGATATTAACCAGACAGAATTTAACTGGCCTTTTAATCATGTTGAGCAAGAGGATGTCCTATCCGCTAACGTAACACGCTACGCTTTCCCACACGATGCTAAACTATTAGACTTTGACAGTTTCCGTATTAAGGAAGATAGCACACTTGGTAATGCTACCACACGACTTGGTATTATTACCTACGAAGAATATCTTGACAAGTATGTAGAACAAGAATATAATAGCACCAGTCGTCAAGGTGTACCGCAGTTGGTAGCACATGGTCCTGCACTTGAGTATATTCTAACACCAGAACCTGATGCTGCTTATACAGTAGTGTATGAATACTACCGTGTACCTGTAGACCTTGAACTGTATGATGACGTTCCTGCTGTACCAGAAAGATTTAAACACGTAGTTGTAGATGGTGCTATGCACTATGCATACTTGTTCCGTGGCAACTCACAGGACGCATTGATTGCTAAAGAAAAGTATCAAGAAGGTATTAAGAATATGCGTTCAATGCTGATTAACCGCACATACTATGTACGTTCATATATGATTCCACAGAACACTGGTGGCGGTGGACGGATGGGCTATGCGAGGTTGCCCATCTAATGGCTGATGCATGGCAGACCCATTCGTTTGAATTTAAGGGTGGCTTGATTACGAACCTTTCTCCATACCAGCAAGGTTTTCAAGCACCGGGTTCTGCACGTATTCTGCGAAACTTTGAGCCTTCCATCTTTGGTGGTTACACTCGTATTGAAGGTTTTGAGAAGTTTGATACGAATGCTCTATCTAATACAGGAGTTGTTCGTGGAATACACCGCTACGATGATAAAGTGTTTGCCTGTCGTGGCGATGACCTGTTCTTCTCAACAGGGTCAGGTTGGACACAAGTAAGTGACAACGCTACATACAGTAGCGCAGGTGTTACCATCGGTGGTTCTGGCAAAGTGCGTATGCTTAAATACGACTTTGATGGTACAGAAAAACTGATGCTTGTAGATAGCACAGGTAAGCCATTTAGATTTGACGGTACTACATTTGAACAATTAACATCACTGTCTGCTGATACTTCTGGTTCAAGTTTTATTGTCAACTTTAAAAACCACATCGTTCTTGGTAATGGTAAAAAGATAATTTTTTCTGCTCCATACGAAGATGATGACTTTACAATTGCTAACGGTGGTGGTATAATTAATGTTGCAGATACGATTACAGGACTGATTGTTTTCCGTGAACAACTAATTATCTTTAGTGAAAGCAGCATTAATGTAATCAACGGTAACAGTGTAGCAGATTTTACAATGCAACCAGTTTCTCGTGACTTGGGTTGTGTGGCTGCAGATACCATTCAGGAAATTGGTGGTGACATTATATTCCTTGGTCCTGACGGACTGCGCCTCTTTTCTGCAACAGACCGCATTGGTGACTTTAGCCTTGCTGCTGTATCAAAGACCATTCAGGTTGAGATACTTGATTTGATTACAAGTAGCCCTAATGGTTTTGCAAGTACAGTCATTCGTGAGAAAAGCCAGTATCGTTTGTTTGGTTATAATACTGGTTATACCAATGACTCTGGTAAAGGTATCGGTGCTACACAGTTGCAAGAAGGTATAGCCTTCAACGATATGCGAGGCATAAACGCATTTGTAACATACAGTGAGTATGATGGATTTGCAGAACGTATCTACTTTGCTAATGCAGATGGATATGTATATCAGATGGAGCAGGGCAATACATTTGATGGAACAGATATTCCAGCAACATTTGCCACACCATTTGTTCCTTTGGGTGACCCCAATGTCCGTAAGACAATCTACAAAGGAACAACTTATCTGGACGTAAACGGTGACTTTGACCTTGAGTTTTCACTCAAGTTTGACTTTGACCAGCCGGGTTCAGTTCAGCCAGACTCTGTATTGTCAAGTGATGCAGCCGCATCTATTACATATGGTTCTGGTATTTATGGTACATCATTGTTTGGTGTTAAACAAAAAGCCATATACGATGTACAAACAATAGGTTCAGGATTTACAGTGTCAATTCTATACGAAACAACAGGAACAAACACAGATGCTGTATTTACAATTGATGCTGCTACGTTGCAGTATACTACCAACGCTAGGAGATAAGTATGCTTTCTCCACATACTGAAAAAGCAAAAAAATATAATTATAAATGGCAAAAGGCATGGAAAGAAAATAATAAGGAACGATATTTACAGCAACAAAAAGAGTATAGAGAAAAACAAGAAGTAAAAGAAAAAACAAAAATTCGCCATAAGTTATATCGTAGTAAGCCAGAAAACAAAGCCAAACGAGCCGAATATGAAAAAAGAAGATATTTCTTAAAAAAAGCATCTGAAAATTTACTAAACGATACATTGGTAGAGGAAATGAGAAATACATACACGGAAGCCCAGTACATGACTCAATCAACACATATTAAACATCATGTTGACCACATCATTCCTCTTAATGGAAATAATGTATGTGGCCTACACGTTCCGTGGAACTTGCAAATTCTTACAGCAACAGAGAATATGCAAAAGAGTAATAAGGTTCTGGAGGATATATAAATGGGAACTGGTTATGTAAGAAATGATACCGCCAATAACATTGCAGACGGGAACGTAATCAACGCCTCTGACCTTGACGGCGAGTTTGATGCAATTCAGGCGGCGTTTAACGCAACAACAGGTCACAGTCACGATGGTACGACAGGTGAAGGTCCACAAATCGGCACAGGCGGTATTGCTGATACGGCAGTCACTACAGCAAAGATTGCTGACCTAAATGTAACAACTGGTAAGATTGCCAATGACGCTGTTACACTTGGCACTAAAACATCAGGTAACTATGTCGCTACTGGTGCAGTAAGCGGTGTTGGCTTGTCTGGTTCAGCCAGTGCTGAAGGCGCAACATTCACAGTCACATCCAATGCCACTGATGCAAACACGGCAAGTACAATTGTTGCCCGTGATGCAAGTGGCAATTTTTCTGCCGGAACCATTACTGCTGCACTGACAGGCACAGCATCCAACGCAGCCTTGCTTGATAGCCTTGACAGCACACAGTTCCTTCGTAGCGATGCGGCAGATACCAAGACATCAGGTGATTTGTCTTTCTCTGATAACGTCAAAGCCGTGTTTGGTGCTGGGTCTGACTTGCAGATTTATCACGATGGGCTGAACAGCTACGTTGATGAACAGGGCAGCGGTGGGCTTAATGTCAGAGGCACAAATCTAAACCTGACGGATTCTGCTGGTGTTAGATTTTTGCGCGGTGAATCTGGTGGACCAACTCGTTTTTATCATCAAGGTACTGAAGTCTTAACAAGCACCGCCACTGGCGTGGATGTCACTGGCACAATCACCTTTGACGGTGGCACAACATCTGCTGACCTAAACTTCGGCGACAACGACAAGGCCGTGTTTGGTGCTGGGTCTGACTTGCAGATT